CAATCTCTGAGTTTGCTGATGACATACAAATGTTCTTAGAACCATATGGTGTAAAGCACATTTACATTGATCCAAGTGCACTAGCTATGAAACTTGATCTACAAAGACGCGGTATGCATGTTGTAGAAGCTAATAATGATGTATACAACGGAATTCAAATGATGACTAGTGAGATGGCTAAAGGGAATCTAGTAGTATGCAAGGAATGTCCTAATCTTATTAGAGAGATCGAAAACTATGTATGGAATAGTAAGAAGGCTAAAGAAGGCGATGATGAGCCAGTTAAGAAGGGCGATCACGCTGTAGATGCTATGAGATATGTAATGGCTACGCATAAGATTGCAGTTTATGACCCATATAAGAATGCTGAATATCAAAAAGATTATCTAAGAGATAGGTACAGTGTAACAAGGAAGTTTTGATGGAAAAAACAAATGAAATTAACTACGAAAAATTAAAAAAACAAATTGAAGATATGGTACCGAGACTTAAGGTTGAAGACTCTGATATATTCGAGTTTTTCCACATCAAAGAATTGATTCGTTATGCTTGTTTCTTGGCTGTTAAAATAGATATGGATGAATACGCATTCTCTATGATGTGTGACCATCTTTTTAAAAAATGCAAAAATCATGACGGAATTAAAGGATGAATAATGACTCAAAAATATGACGTAGAATCTTTAATTTCAACATTTGAAGAACATGCAAAACAGTATGAAGATCAGAAAGAACAATGGAAAAAGAAAAATGGAAAAGAAATGCCACACAGTGACTTCAACCTTCCAAAAGCATTCTTGTGCATCCTAAAAGAAATAAAGGAATTGAAAGATGCCTGATATTACGATGTGCCATGGAAAAGAGTGTCCTATGAAAGAAAAATGCTACAGATATATGGCACTAGCTAATAAATATCAGTCATTCTTTATGAATACTCCTCATGTTGATGGTGCGTGTGAGAGTTTCTGGCCAATAGATCAAAAATTAGAACGGAAAGAAAATGGCAATCCAACTTGATTTCTTCGAAAAAGATGAAATAACCATACTCAAAGACGACTTTAAAAAAGTCAAAGAATCCTGCGACCGTGTGCGTAAGAAACAATTTGCTGAACTTGGGGAAATGAAGAAAGAAGTCAATGAATTGAAAGAGACTGTAAGGATATTGGTAGAGGCTATATGCAAGACGCGTTAAAAATTCTACAAAAAAGATGCGATCTAGATCCAATTTTAAATAGTTGCTATCTGAAAGAGAAGAAGAAAATGGTTAACTTTTACAAGCTTGAAATATTGGTCAGATGGTTTGTTTATAATATCGTTTACAATGAAACATGATATGAAAGACGAAGGAAAATCTATGACACTAAATGAAGCTTTTAAGCTACTGAATCCAATAATACGAGAATATATGCATGACCTTGAATGTGATAGAATAAGTTTCATTAACTTATGTGACTTAGCGTGGAGATGGGAGGAAAAAAGACGTGAAAGAGAAAGAGAATTTAATCAAGACAATCCTAAAGAGTCAGATCAAAGTGACAACTCCATACCTACAACGGAAATATAAACTCTCGTATGAAATGGCTATAGATATAGTTCACCAGATTGGTAACATGAGTGAAATACAGAAATACAAATGTAGAGTTGGGTGAGCGGTTTAAACCAACCCAGAGCTGTAATGGCTGTAATACGGTGGGTGTTCCTGGGCAATGAACCGTATGCACGGGAACCGAGGGTTCGAATCCCTCACTCTACAAATTTTTAAAGGATTAGTATGGAATGGATTGATATCAAGGATAAATTACCAACATCTTATGATTATTGTTTAGTGTGTGCAAAAAGATTCGAAAACCATGAACCGAGTACGATTTCCATTGCACGTCAATATAAAGGAATTTGGCAAATGTTAAGCCATGAGTATGAAAGCAATGCAGTAGCATGTGGAGATCTGACGTGGTTTATGTATGCAGAAGAGATAACCCACTGGATGCCGTTACCGTCACCAAAAAAGGATTAGTATGGAATGGATTGATATAAATGAAAAACTTCCTTTAGGAGCAGGAGATGTATTAATGGCTAAAAGAGAAAATGGTGACATATGCAAATGCTATTACCATGCTGATTCAATGATTTGGTTAGCATCGTATGGAATAAAGACATCTAAATTTCAAAGAAATGAAAAGCCACATGAATTTTTCCAAGATGTCACGCATTGGATGTCTCTATCATCATATTCAGAGGATTGACATGTTTTCAATATTCCGATTAGGATGGTTTTTAGGTTCTTGTGTTGGAATAATTATGGCAATTCGAATTGGAATACGAAAATGAAAAGATTTTTACTGTTTCATGGAGTTGAGTTCTATCCATCAGGTGGCATGAAGGATCTTAAGAAAGAATCTGATTGTTTAGATGAAATTATTCCTTTCATACAAAAAGTGGAATATTATGAATGGGCACATATTTATGATTGTGAAAAACAAAGGATTGTTCTTAAAGGCAATTGCATAGATTTATTAGATGGAGAATACAAATTTGAATGGGAGAAAGTTGAATGCTAATCGAATGCGAAGAAGACCCTTGGGAAATAATAGGAAACATAGGAGATCCTAGTTTTAGTATATGCGATGATTCATGCGATGAATTTTATAGACATGATGATCATCCTAGAACTTTAAGAATTATCGATTGCGAGTCCAATCAAACAATTGATGTTACTGGAGAATCTATCGAAGATACATTGAGAATGGCACAATCTTTGTGTAAACTTCTTAATCAGAGATATAATCGTCCAGGGATAAGAGAATTATGATGACAAGTATTTCAACACTTTATTTTGAAGTAAGTTTTAAGGAGTAAAAATGGGAATGTACTGTTGTTGTGGGGTAAAAAAAAGAGATGATTGGGTTTGCGAATGTGATTGGAATGGATGGTTTTTATGTTGGGAACAGACGCGAAAAGATTTACACGCGATACCTGTTGATGTTGCGGTTAAAAAAATACCTGATAGAGAAGGAATTTATTTAGTAAGAGTATTCGAAGATGATGATTATGAAACGGAAAGTGAATTTTCTTTAACAGAAAAAAATTGGGGAGAAGATACAAATCAAGCTATTTCTCACTGGAAAGTTACATATTGTGATAATTGGACTGGACATAGAGGAGTTTATGCATGGAAGGAAAATAAATGACAAGTCTTTCAACACTTTATTTTGAAGTAAGTTTTAATTTTAATAAAAGTGCCCTCATGGGTAACCAAAACAAACCATAAGAATACAAAACTATACATAGTGTAAATTATCAGACGTTACAAGGAATAAAATGAAATGCCATGAATAGAGAACAATTCGAGTTAGAAAAAGACATTGTTGGTTGGCTAATGCAAAATGGATTTACGTTCCTACAAGCTACGTCTGTCATGGCTTACCACTATAAATCAGATAAACCCATCTCAGACTGTTTGTACATTCTACAAGATAAATTCTTTGATAAAGAAAATCAGATAAAAATTAGGGAGAGATTGTGAAATTTTTAATATTAGCGTTCACACCTGTATTTGCAAGATGTGTGTGCTCAATCATATTTAAACAGACAACAACAGCAAAAGACTATCTGTTTATTTTCGTTATGTCTCTCATTTTAGCGCTGACTTATGTGAGTGTTTTAGAATCATCACCATATGATAAATATTTCGATAAAGAATGTGTTCTCACAAATAGTCAGAGAAAAGAATATAAATCAAAAATGGATGATGAATGGCATTTAGCAGTAATAGATTATGTTGATGCTGAAGATGCCTGTTGGTATTGGCCTAGAATGAATAATCACCAGAAAGCAGAGAATTGTATGACAGCAGCATGGGGAACAATAGCATCATTATGTGGATCAGATCCTAGATCTAAAGTTGTTGGGGCTCTCATTGCGACTCTATCAACATATGGATATTGTGCTATGAAAGAATGGAATTATGTTGAGAGAAAACTTAGATCTTGTGAAGCGCATTTTGAATTATATGATTTTTACATGTTAGTATTGGAGAAAGGATGAAACAAAAAGAAATTTTAGTAGATGAAAATTCAATAAACACATTGGTTTCCTTATTGAATGAATATAGAGATTATTGTTCTTCAAAAGAAAACGCCTGGAAGAAATTTACATATGAAAAACCTCAAGATGATGATACTGTATTAGTTAGTTATATAAATTGCGAAGGTGAATATTCCTCACCACATAGAGCTTATTATGATTTAGCAGATGGAAAATTCTTCAGCCTAGAAAATAATAACTCCCATCCTATCGTTGTCGATATATGGATTAAAGTTCCTCAAGTGGATGTTGACAAATAAAATTTAGCTTACTATAAGTAAGCTATGTCAGAATTAACCGTTATTCTCAAAGATGATTCCCGTACTTATCGCCAGAAATTCTTGGTGTATGTACCCTTCTGCGTAAATATTGAAGATCAGGAAATACTTAGATGTATTGTAGAAGCTAAGAAGAACTTTGAGGGAGAACCAAAAGAAATAACTATTAAAATCAGTCTAGAAGTACAATAGGAGGTATTAGTGAGTTTTTATATGCCTCCTTGGAATAACAATACTGAACCTTCACAGTCAAATGTTAGACAATGGCTTGATAATCTATACAGTAAGTTCCAGCCTATAGAACAATCTCGTTGGAACCAAAGCAATATCGACACATTGTTCTATGCTGGATCGCAATCTTTTGTGAATCGATACTTCAATTTCAGCCCTACAACATCCTACCAACAATACTACTTCAATCTTATTCAGCAACCTATTAACATGCTGACGGGATACCAAAGACAACATAGGAAATCAATCAATTATGTCCCTTCTGAAGGCGCTGATCCTAATACTACTGACCAGTACACTCGTATCATCACTCACATTAGCAACACAAATGGTATACACGAACAATTTTCAAAAGCTTGTGAGTTGTCAGCTGTGTCTGGTATGGTCTTGTTGCAGCCTTATCTTGATTATGCTGGTGATGACCAGGCGCAAGGGCAATTAAAACTTAAAATATGGGAATATAATGCGTTTCTCGTTGATCCTTATTTTCGCTCTCCTGATATGTCTGATGCTAACTTCGTGTGGTGTCAAGAATACATATCAAAACAACAAGCCGAAGATCGATTCCCCGACAAGATCGAGCAGATTGCCCCTATGGCCGGTACACCCCAACGGTATGGGAGTTTCTACTTCCTTCCAGAAAACTACAACATGGCACGAAATGACCTCATGGTCTTGTCCTATGTGTGGTATAAGTGGAAGAGAAAGAAGAAACGTTTATATTCTAGATCTAGAAACCAATTCTTTGATTTTTCGGGAGGAGATCAGAATCTCGAAGCAATTCTCTATAACATCCCCGATATGGAAGAAGTTACCGTTGAGGTCCCGTGTTGGAAACTTGCTGTTGTTCTAAATGACCAACTCATGTTTCAGGGTGAAAATCCTCTTGGTTTTGATGGGTGTCCTTTTATTCCAGTATTTTGGAATTATGAGCCCCATATCAATTATTATGATCTACGAGTACGTTCATTGGTTCGTACCATGCGCGATGCTCAGTTTCTTTTCAATTATAAAATAATTACTAACAACGACATAGCTGCTGCAACAATTAATGCTGGATGGAAAAGGAAGATTGGTGCTGTTGCTAATGAAGACAATCTTAAGAAGGCTGGTCAAGGTTGGGATGTCATTATCAATGAAGGATATGAGCTTACAGACTGCGAGAAAATCATTCCGAGTGCAGTTCCTGAGTCTGATTTAGCACTAGCTCAGCAAATGTCTGATTTGATATTCCAAACATCTGGAATCAACCTTGAAAACTGGTCAGGACAGGATGATAAGCAGATATCTAGTCTAACCATGCTTCTAAAGCAAGCTGCTAATCTAATGGTATTCCAAAAGTATTTCGATCAATGGGATTTTGCATTGAAAATGCTTGGTGAGCGTATGCTTGAGATCGTATTGAATAATTGGAGTGCTGAAAAGTGTAAGTTATTGATTGGCGAAGAGCCAACCCCTCACTTTTATAGCAAAGTATTCGCAAAATATCAAACAATCGTTGAAGAAGGACTGCTTACACCTACACAAAAGAACTTCCAAGCTCAGCAGATGATGGAAATTAATGAAAGATTTGGGCGTGAAGTATTACCACCTAGCATGATCATTAAAGATATGAACATTCAAGGTAAAGCTGAAATCATGGAATTTCTTCAAAAACAAGAAGAAGCTGCTCAGCATCAACAACAAGAAATGTCTATGGTTCAGCATGCTGTTGAAGATGCTAAACTTAAAGAACTTTACAGCAAAGCTCTTGCTAATATTGCACGTGCTCGTGAGGATCATTCAAGATCTGAATCTAACCTTGGTCTATACGAAGAAAGGCTTAGTATGATTGAGCGCAATAGAGCGATGAGTCTTGCAGAGAAACAGAAAGCACTTACATCATTACTTGAAAATGTAGAACGATTTGGATCAATTGAAACCGAATATAGCAAAAATCAACTCGAACTCGACAATATGCGTCAACGAAACGAAGAAGAGATTGAGAAACGAGATGTTCAAAGAAGAACAGAAGCAAACAAATTTCTTGAGCAAATATTAGGTGGCGCTGGTACAATGGGACAAGAACAACAAGGGCAAGGAATGGCTCAAATGGGCCAAGAAATGTCTCAACAACAAATGTGAGGATATTATGAAACAACACGATGATAGTAGAGCAGGTTCATTTAAGTCAGGTGGCCAAAGAATTGATGATCATTCATTCTGGGCTGGTAGTAAAGGGAAAGATTCCGTATTTCCAGATGGTCCACACAAAACAAAAGATGAATCAAGTGCAGAAGGTGCAGGTAGTGTAATGAAGTATGAAGATACTACAGAAGCTATTAAAGCAGCTCAAGTTGAAGGTTCTAAGAAAGTTAAGGCTCATCAGGGCAAACTTGCTCAATATAGAAATTAATTTCAGTTAGAGCTTAGCAAAACTGTGAGCTCTAACTCTTTTATAAGGATATTATGAAAAACACTAAAACAGTTCAAAGTGTTAAGAATACGGCTGCTGAAAAAAACCGTAGTACACTTAAGAATACAAAATCTGGTTTTGCTGATCCTGATCGTATCAAAGAACAGAATCCTAAAGACAAACCTGTAGATGGTGTAAATTCTCCTTGGGATTTTAGATGTCCACAATATGACCAAAGATCATCTAACTTTGTAAATGCTGGAACGCATTATGGAGTAGGAATTAATCAACCTATTGGCCATACAGGAAACCCAAAAAGAGTTGTCGATGTATTACCGCAAACAAGACAAAACACTCTTCAAGATGATGATTTAGGTTAACATGAAGAATTCTAAAAAGACAAAAGAATGGCATGCACCTAAATCTCCTATGGGATCAGGAGACTATCATGGAATTGGAATTAGGAATCCAGTTGGTAGAATTCGTGAAGACTTTAGTGCGAGTGTTCCAAAAGGAAAATTGAATACACCACCTAGATCTTTAGCTTAATTTATTTTTTGTCTTGATAACTTATGATTCTACGCCATTTCAACACCTGATCAGTCTCTTTTATATTCAATCCATCATAATTCTTTCCAGATCTCCACCCCTTTCTTACTTTATTTTCTTGTGTTACAAATTCGCACATTTCATATTCAGGTGGTTTACATTTACTGATATCATTCCAAGATTCTCTGTCGATCATATTAATCACCCAAATAAAGTTTTTTCATGAGGATATCGTGTTTATGATCTTGAATAATTGCCTGCATGATATATTTCTGAGAATCTTCTGAGATATCATCAGGATGAGGCTGCTCTAGCTTCTTCTTATTATTCAGTAACATAGCTATGGACCATCTACAGATATTGCTATCAGTAATATTATCCTTTTTATACTGTTCCCAATGCTCTCTTGGAGGAATCATCCATATAACTTCAATAATATCAGTCTTAGATATAGCTCTGAATAAATATGAATTTGTCTGAGCTTCTGGAATCGATAATCTTGGTTGCCAATACATTACTTTATTAACACCATCATCAGCAGTTCTAGGATGAGCAAATATGTAAATGTAAGGACTCTTATCTTGAAGAGCTAATGACAGAGGATTTTTCTTCAAACAATCTTCAGCTCCATGGAATATATTTGCAGATTGATCTTTGATTAAGTGTTTAAGACGATCGTGTGTTTCTAATCTTTCAATTTTCATTTATTGCCTAATAATTAAAACTTTAGTTTAATGAGTTAAACTCAACCGCAGTCCAGCGTTACGGACAATGGAGTAATATCACTATGACAGTTCCTACAGATCAAAATCAAGTACAAGAACAAAAATCTAACGAAAAAGAACTAAATTTTCGTGCTTTGGAAGCGAAATACCAAAGACAACTGGAACAAGAGCGTTCAGCTAGACTTGATGCTGAAAAAAGAGCTGATGAAGCATCTAAAAGACAGGTAATTCATCAAGATGAAGATGATCATACAGATGACCCTTATGTGGATCATAAACGTTTAGATAAGAAATTAGCTAAATTCGGAGAGCAGACATACAAACAGACTCAAACAGAGATTCAAAAAGCTGTTCAACAGGCTTTAAATGAGGAAAGAAAGCAGAATTGGATTAAAAATAATCCAGACTTCCATGACGTACTTCAGAATGCTGATAAATTCGCACAGAAAGACCCCGATTTGGCTGAATCTATACTAGAGATGCCTGATACATTCGAAAGGCAAAAATTAGTCTATAAGAACATAAAAGCGTTAGGATTGCATAAACCTGAACAAAAGCAATCATCTATACAAGAAAAGGTAGATGCTAATAGACGATCACCATACTACCAACCATCTGGTGTTGGTTCTGCACCATATGCTCAAGTAGGTGACTTTAGCAAATCTGGACAGAAGAATGCTTATGACAAGATGCAAGCTTTGAAGAATCAGTTGAGGA